ATCAGTCAGGCTCGATGCAGAAGTCGATGATCCACTGAATGGTGTTCACCGTGCCCGCACCGTTCTGCTTCACGCCGTAACCCTCGGCGGGGCGCAGCGCCATCGGTCGGCCCCACGGCTGCAACGGAACAAACAGGCCCGGCATTTCGTCGCGGAGCGGGGTGATGCTGGTCACCGCCGCCGTGCTTTCCTCGGTCACGATCAACTGCGATTCCAACAGCGACCCGTCAGTGACGCCGCCCGTCGCGCCGCCATAGGCAGTGACACCGGAGATGGCTGGGTCGGCTGAGTTGTGCGCAACCGTCGTGATCGCTGCGCCACCCGTCGGCGATGCACCCGTCGCCCGGCGATGATCGAACCGGTTGATCACGCCAGTCACGGCCGTCGGGTTGATCACGCGATACCGGACCGCCAGCAGGTACACCGTCTGCGCGCTGCCCGAGTTGTTGAGCAGGTAGATGTGGTACTTGTTGTTCGCCGGGACGATGTCGCCCGACACCGCCCGATACGTCGGCAGACCGGACGGGATGACACCCTGCAACTGCACCGTGTCGGCGCCGCGCGGGAACGAGATCATGTCGAGCTTGTCGCCCGTCGAGTCCGGCGGAATCTGCGTGATCGTCTTTGCCATCTCAGTTCTCCTTGAAGATGGCGCCGCCGGCCACGATCCGCGGCGTATTCAAGGCGCCAACCACGATCGGAGTCGTCAGTGCGCCCTTGTAGATGACCTGCCCACCGTTCGAGCACACCGACGCATGGGTGATCGTCTCGGTCGACGGTGAGTAACTGGCGTTGCACTCCGGGAACGTGATCTCTGCGGCGTTCTTGAACGCCGAGCCCGACGCGTTCGTCGTGCCGTCAGCGTCGCAGATGGTCCACCCAGCAGCGTCACGCGACACCGCCACGCGGGCGTAATCGGTGTATGTCGCCTCCGACGTCGACGACGTGCCAGCCTCGCCAGGGTCGGCGGTGTGGAGATGCACGTACCACGTCGAGCCATAGGACGGCATCGCCGTACCGAGCGCGTAGAACTTCACCAAATCGTTCTCGGTGACGTTGCCTTTGGACATTAGACGGGCTCCTCGATGACTTCGGTGATGTTGCCGTTGCTGTCGCGCTTCACCCGATGCTTGGTGCGCTGAGATTCCACGTTCACCACGACGTCAGGCGCCGGCTGCGCCGGGACGTTGACCGCAATCGGCGCTGAATCAATCGTCACGGGCGTCGGTGAAACGTCGACACGGTTCTCGACCGTGACCGGCGTCGGCTCCACATTGACGGTGACCGTCGGAACAGGCGCCGCGTCCATGCGGTTCTCGATATTCACAACCGGAGGCTCCACGTTCACCACTGCCGGCTCGACAGTGAATGTCCCTGGCTCCTGCCTGGCGTCGACGTTGACGGTCAACGCTTGCGGCGCCGGTGGCTGGTGCCGCAACTCGGCGACGATGTCAGCCGAGTTCGCCTGCATCTGCGATCCCGGCGGCTGCAACTGCACCGACACGTTGCCGGTGTGCTTGAGCTTGGTCATGTCGCCCGTGGTGACCGCTTCGACGACGGTGATCGGATCGAACCCGGCCTCGACGAGCTGGCGCATAGCGACCGAGTTCGTCTGTGTGATGTCCGCGGCGTCCTTCTGGTCCTCCTGCATGAACAGCACGCGCGACGGGTCGTGACCCAACTCGGTGCCATCACCAGGCGGCGGCACGATTGACTCGAGCGCCGCGCACAGATTGTCGACGGTCGGCGAGAACCAGCCGTCGGCCAACATGCGACGCGCCGCCGAATAGTTGCCGGCGTTCAGGCTCGAGCCGCTCAGCGATTCCTTCGTCCCGAGCACAACGGCCGGGATGCGGGACCGCACGGCGACACGGTTCTCGAACGTGCCCTGGAGCTCCGACAGGCCAAGGTCGACCAGCTTGGAGCCGACCACCTTGACGTCGGTTGCGCCACCGAGAAACATGTTCTTGTAGGAGTTCGCCACGCCGGCGAACTTCGAGTTGACGATGTCGCTGTACGCCTTGATCTCGTCAGGCGTCCTCGACGGGTCCATCATGAACACAAGGCCCGGCGTCGTCGCCTTCTCGAAGAACTTGCCTTCGTGCTCAGTCACCTGACCGTCGATCAAGATCTCACGCATCACCGACGACACCCACGACGTACCACGCCACGGATAGATCGGGTCGGGCTCAGGCGCCCACACGGCGAACTCGCCGGGACCGAATGCCTCTGTCGGGCCGCTCGTGCCGTTCTTGACGGCGTTGAAGAGCAGGCCCACGACACGGGTGTCGAACGGGGCGATCAAGGTGTCACCAGACCACGTCGGGTCGCTGTCGGACGCCAGGACGAACTGGGTCTTGTCCGGGTTCAACCGGAACAACTCGCCGCCACGGAGCACGATGAACGACGTTCCACCGTAGGACACGTCGATCTCGGCGCGGGTCAGCATCTCCGGCCGAGTCATCGAACCGGGACGCTCCAATGGCAGCAGACTGCGGTCGCCGTACAGCGACCCGTCGACGCGACGCCAACGGAACCGCACCTGCGACAATAGCAACGCCCGAGCAGCAACGGCCGCCGCGACGACGCCGTGGCGCTCATGGATGCGGCTCACGCGGCCGGTGAGATCGGCCGACACCTCGTCGGCACGCGATCCGGACGGACCGACGATGTACCGGTTGCCGTCGAACAACATCTGGACGTACTCGTCCATGCCGAACCGTTGCTCCACGGTGGGCGGATTGGTGCCTGTACGGCCGCTCAAGGCGTCGAGAAGTCTCATGCGTCACGGACCTCCACGACCAGAGCGACAGCCACACAGGCGACGCCGAACAGAATGAACGCGGCCGGCGGATAGATCAACGCCGCGCCCGTCGTGACGAACCCGACACCGACAATCGCCAGCGCGATGAGGACGGCCAGCTTCATGCGACGTCGAAATAGAGCGGCTGCTTGGCGTCGGACGTCTCCGGCACGCCACCGACGGCGAGGGTGGTGGCAACGAGTGGCGTGATATCCATCTTCGACGACCTCCTCGACCACAGCTCGGCGTCACCCGACGCCCGCAACGACGCCGCCACGACCGCCGAACGCAACGACTGGCCGCCCAGATGAGCGAGCCCACCGGAGAGCGCAGCGTCGATGAACTGCCCGGTGGCGCGGGCATGGTCAGCGGTGGAGACTTCTTCGACCTCGACGCCGGCCTCTTGCAGTTGCGACACGAGCGACCCCGCCGGCCCGCCCTTCTCCACCCGGATCGGCTGGCCGTTCTTGGCGAACATCTCCACCGCGACCGGCACAACCCACGACGTACCCGGCCGCCGCTCGGCGACCTCGATGTGAATCACGCCATCATCACGGCGACCAGCGACACCAAACGTCGCCCACTTGCGGTCGGGCGACACATCCAGTGCGAACACGGCACGGCCGGCAATGCGGGAGGCTGGGTCAGCCAGGGCGTCCCACTGCTCGAGCGGGATGATCGTTGTCGTCGATTCCGGCTCCTCAGGGATGCCGAGATGCTCAATGGCGAATTCTTCGGGCGGCAACAGGTCCAAGTCGGCGCGCATCGCGTCCAACTCCTTGCCTGGTCGATCTGCGTCACCGAGCCCGAGCGACGGATTACAACGGAACCAATTGGCCTCGTCGCAGATATCGACGTCCGGGTCGGAGTTCCACCCGGCGTAAAACAGTCGGCCACCGTCGCCGGCCATCGCCCTGTGACGCAACCTCCACAGCATGGACGAATGCGACCTGGGTGACGACGACGTGAACACCAACAGCGACCGCTTGCGGGCCGACATGGACGGCGTCATGGAGCCCAGGGCTCGCCCGTCGAGCTCCATTGCCTCGTCGAAGATGATCGCATCGGGCGACGGTCCACGCAGCGTGGACTTCGTCCGCGTCTTGAACTTGATTACCCGGCCGTCGGCGAGCTCGATGCGCTCCTGGCCGTTTGCGGTGTAGAAGCCACCATTGCCAGAGCGGGGCATGGACTCCAACAGGTCATCCGATGACTCGATCAGCGACCGGAGGCGGGCGAAGTGCATCGCGGCGCCGGCCTGTTCGTAGCTGGAATGGATCACCAGCTTGCAGCCGCCGAGGAAGATCAGGAACAACTCGAGCGCTTCGAGCACCGAGTTCTTCCCATTCTGCCGGGGCACCTCAAGGCACGACTCACGCGCCGCCCAGTTGCCATCAGGTCGGCGGGCCAGAATGTTCCGCAGACACCACGCCTGCCAGTCGTACAACTCCAACCCGATTTCAGCGGCGAAGTCGACGGCGATGTTGCCGAGCGCTTGATCGGTGAGGTCAGGCGGAAGATGCAGCAACGTTGGCCGCTGTGACGCGGTCGGCGAATCGTTCACGGGCGGACTTCCCCTCTGCCTCGGGCAGCTCGTCCAGTTCTTTCAATGTCTGGCGCAACTGGCCGGCGAGTTGCGCCATGACGGACGGCTCGGCCGACGACATGGCCGTCGTCAACTGATCGCGGATGTCTTCGAGTCGCTCGCGACGATCAGACACTCATCACCCCACAAGTCGAAGTTGGGCAAGCCCTTGATTTCCCCGCTCCCAATTGCAGCGGTTGTGCGCCAGCGCGACGTTTAGCCGAGTGTCGTCACCGCCATGACTCTGTGGGATCAGGTGGTCAATGGTTGGGTCGCTGTCATTGGCGGCGTATTGCTGGTCGGGCACCTTGCCGCCGCAGAGGTGGCAGCGCCACCCGTCACGCTCGGCGATCTCGCGCAGCGTGTACGGCTCGTGGACCTGGTTGCGCTTACGGGCGCGCTCTGCGCGCTTGCGGCGTCGACGGTTGATCCGGGTCGAGTGTTCCGCCCCCAGGGTGCGGGGAGAGGAGCCAGGCGATCGGGGTTCTCAGGGGTGACGGTCACTCACCGTGGCAATAGTGCCCCCCGTGGGGTGGCCGTCACTCTTCGTAGCTAGGTCCAGGACTGCGACCGGGGCTCACGCTTGGCATTGCCGTAGGCGGCGCCAGCGCTTGCATTGCAGGTCGAGTGCTCGGGCCGTAGGGCTCCACCTGCCTGCCCATCCACGAGATGCCCGGCTTGCCATCGCACCTTGGAGTTGCTGGCCTTGGCTTCCTCGAGCGTGAGGCCGCAGCGCCAGCATCGGGTGGTCGGGTCGCCGTAGGCTGCGGCTCGGACGGCTGCGGCTCGGCGTGGGTAGTCACCCTGGTGGTGCCGCTTGTCATGTGCCGGCATGGGTCCGCTATCCCCACTCAACGAATCTGTCGGAAGATATCAGACCCAGACACCCCGTGTCAACCATCTGTCAACCAGCCTTGCGCAGCTTGCGTCGTTTGGCCTCGGCGATCTGTGCCGCCGTGGGCCGCATCCCTTTCGACCAGGCCCGCAGGATGTCGGGCGTGGGGTCGACGTCGTGTTGTCGTCGGAACCGCCAGCAGGTGACGCAACGGTCACCAGCGTAGACGATGGCGGTATCACCCACGGAGCGGTGTACGTAGCACCCCGTGGGCTCCTGCGGCGTCGGTGGCTGGTAGGCGGCCACAAGGTTGGAGCAATGGCGCAGGGAGCGTGACAGGCGGTCGAGGTCGCGGGCGTGGGCGTCTTCGGCTTCGATGCGCTTGAGTGCCCACAGCAGGACGGCGAGGTCGGAGGCGTCGTCGGTGGGTGTCACCGGGAGTTCGACGCCGTCGATGCCGGCGACGGTGCGACGGGCTTGCAGTGCGGTGGTACGCAGATGGCCGAGCATGGCGAGCCGTAACCGCTGGGCGGGGTCACCCACGGCGACGGTGCGGACGGTGTCGGCGTCGTCGTCGCATTCGACCGGTGTCCTCGAGGTGGATGGTGGGGCGCCGGATGCGGTGGCCGGGTAGCCGCCGACCCAGTCGTCGAGGTGTCGGAGTGCGGCGGGGAGTCCGGTGATGATGGCGGTGAGGTCGGCGCGCATGGCGGCGATGAGTTGGGGGTGCTTCATGGGGCCTCCTGGGTGATCTGACTCGAATTAGTCGAACGGGTCGAACGGGTCGAACGTAAGTTCGGTGGACAGGTGGACGTCCACCAGCGACCCCCACTAGCGGTCCTCACACGTGAGTCTTTTTGTATACATATATGTCCTGGTAGATGGCTATTACGGAAGTTGACTTCCGGTATGGCGCTAGTGGGGGTCGTGTCCACCTGTCCACCTGTCCACCGGATTTCAGGCCGCATTTCGACCCCATTTCGGCCCTTCGACCCACCCCTGTTCGGTCTGCTCGATCCACCCTTCGGCGACCGCTTTGGCGACCATGTCGTCGAGTCCGGCGGCCTTGCGTGACCGGCCGGACGGAGCCCTGGCAATGTCGCCGCGGCCGGCGGGGGACGTCATGGATGCCACCTTGCGTGCGATGCTGCGGGCGCCCGATTCGATCGCCTTGCGCTCGGTCTCGTCGGCGATCGACAAGGTCCGATTGATCTCCGCGGCCGTCCTGGCTTCGGTCTGTTGGCGGCGGTTGTGATTGGCGAGCTCGATCACCCATGTCCGCACTGACCGCGATGTTGTCCACAGGATTCCGGCGAGCCGCCAGTCGTCGACGTTGATGTTGTTGCGGTCGTCGAGAATGGCGAGCGCTGCTGACAGCTTGAGCTTGACGAGGTCGGCGTGTGCGTCGAGGGGGTCGAGCTCTAGCCTCTGCTGCCTGACGGCGAGTGCGCGCTCTCTGATCTCTTTGGCGACTTCGAGCGCCACGGCCATTGGCTCGGGGCGCATTGCCTCGCCCTGCTTGATGGCTGCTGGTGCTCGCCATTCGATTTCTCCGGGCCATTCGACGTGTTCGCCGGTCAGGCTGGGGTCGGTCGACATGGAGAACACGAACCGCTGTGGAGTGCCACCTTCGGCGTCGGCGATCAGTTCGGCGGTGTAGGCCGGCTGCAGGCCGAGCAGGATGCAGAGTCGGTACTGGTGGCGTTCAAGGCGACGGAACGTCTCAGCCGACGCGTTCTGGGTGGTCAGCGTCTCACCGTTCCATGCGGACCGGATGACGGGCATGATGGTGGCGCCGGATCGTTCCGACTGGGCGAGCAGCGATTGGCCCTCATCGACCCACACTTCGACGGCGTGTCTGGCTTGGCGCTTCACGGTGCGCTTTCCGCCGCCTTCGGTTTCCTCTTGCCTCATCTCGAGGAACGCCTCGATCAGCCCCTCGCCGCTTCCGGGGCCGACTTCGGTCAGGACGTCTTTGCGGTCGGATGGCAGGAGTTCGCGGGCGACGCCGGCGCTGGTCGACTTGCCGCCGCCTGATGGTCCAATGAGCCCGCCGAAGATGTTGAGGGATGCAGGCGTGCCGACGAGTGCAGGCAGCACCGTGGACGACGGGGTGAGTAGGACGACTCGTGACAGCACGCACAGCAGGACGGCGTCGGCGGACACGAGGCGGCTGTGTGCTGCCTGGCGGATCTGCTGGAGGACCGGCCGCTCCGCCCAGAAGTGTTCCGGGAGGTTGCGGGTGTCGCGGATGATCTCGCCGGTTTCAGTGTTGACACCTTCCGTCGATGGTGGTGGGTCCGATGCCTTCTGCTGGCGCTCGGCGCGCATGGCGGCGATTCGTTCGGGCTCGGCGTTGACCTGGGCCACGGCCCACATATAGGCGGAACCGACTTCACCGCCGTCTCGTCTGAGTGGAACGTCCATGACGCGGTCCCACCACGCGTCGATGACTGCGATGGCGTCGCTGGCCGGGTAGTAGCCGGCGGCCGATTCCCTGAGTGCCCAACAGGCGACCTCGACGAGCGTGTCGTGGCGTGAGCCCTTGTACTTCTCC